GATAACGAATGTATGCGATAACCTCAGGGATTACACGCCCACTCTCTTTAGCCCAATCTACCCACTCATCAGCATCAACATCAAGATTCAAGTGAATGAATCTATCTCCTAACGCTGTATTCACACGATTAGCACCAGCCCTATCTTGAATACGATTTCCAGCCCCTACAATTACTGTAGAATCAGGAAGTGTGTATTCTCCTAGTTTTCTATCTTTAACTAGCTGGAACAAGGCGTTTTGAACGCTTGGGCTACCATGTGGCAACTCATCCAAAAACAATAAAGTCTTTGGCTCATCCTCTGTAGGTAAAAATACAGGTGGATTCCATTTAGTTACTCCATCCTCAACTGAGGGAACGCCCCTCAAGTCAACAGGGTCGAGCAACGCCACTCTCACATCTCTCACTTGATAGCCTAGAGATTCTCCAACTGAATGAATCATCTCTGATTTACCAATTCCAACACCACCCCAAACAAAGCTGGGCTGGGATATTGAAATGAGAGTGGAAAGCGATTTCATCATCTGTTTTGCTTTCATATTTTTTACACTCCATATGCGAAACATTAATAAAATTGAATATGATTGTTTCGAGGTTTCTTATTCAAGCATGGATACCATTTCCATACGACAATCATTGTTAAGGCTTACACCTATAGGGTTTAGAAAAATAAAAAAATAAATCCCCCCTGTAAACTTTGAAAAAAAATTTTTAAGATTACTTTAGAATCAGGGGTTAGAAGTGGCTAGTTTTGTAAAAGGAGTGATGAGTGGAAACTAGCCAAACCACGAATATTAATCAGTTAATACTTAGTCATATCTCAGAAAATCAAGATGATCATCATCTTTAACAATATGAATATCAAAGTCTTTGATGGGTAAATCTACATCTTGAGATATTTCATACCACTCTGCAAAATCATTGAATGCATCTACTTTAGTTTTTACATGAGATTCATCAACCACACCCATTACAGGCTGATCAGGATAACCACGATACCATCTGAAATCCTCAGGATTACCATGTTTACGCTTACTCTTAACAAAATATCTCATATCACTTAACTCCCATTACTACTATTGCGTACATCCATGCACCAAGAATGAAAATCAGAAAAAATTGAATCAAATAAAAATCACTATTTTTTCTCCATTCACGCTTGGCTCTGTTATACCAATTATTTCTTTTAGATTTATACATTCGCACACTCCTGAGCCATTAGGCTAGATATAGCCTTATCCATAGCTTTTTCAAAAGCTATTTTCATGGCTGGATTAGTTTCTTTTTTAGAAACGATTAAAGGTTTTTTATTTTTATTCGCATACACCTTAAGCGAATTTGAATCGTATATTTTTTTCATAATTACTCCATAAAATAATGAAAATTTTGTGTTGATGCACACCTCATAAAAGGGAGTTTTATCAGGCTAGGGATACCCCTAATTAAGTGATTTCGTATTGTTTCAAATACTCCTCAGAACACTCAGACTAGTCCTCAAAAGACCATTGAATATTGGCATCTTTAGACATTTTTGAACCAGCTTTATCTTGTATTGAATTTAACAGCCAATAAGCATCTGTTTCTATCCAATTACTAACTTCGCATGATTGATAATTAAGGCATCTCACCATGTTATAAATATCATCTGCATTTAGATCACAGCTACCTATACCACTCAGCAAACTCACAGAAACGCCATCTGTAGAATACTTGAGGATACTTTTACATTTATCATCATAGCCCTCATATTCAACCTCAGCTTGTTCTCCATACCTTGCCACAAGGCTTTGTATGTTCGCTAGAGATAATATTTCAATTAAACTCTCTGCATCACAATCAATTTCTTTTTTAGTGATCTGATTGTATACATGGCTCAAATCCCCTTGTTGGGGGCATTTAGCCCACTTAACGATCTCAACAATATGTTGAGGTGATACTAGATATGCACTCATTATTTCACCTCACTTTTTTCAAGTTTATCTTCAAGCAAATCAATTCTTAAATCTGCTTTTGTTATTTCTTGATCAATGATTTTAGCCTTGTTATAAATTGCAATTTCACAATCTACTAAAGGCACACGAATATCATCTCCTAAGGTTTTTGTAACCTCAAGAGCCTGATTTATCAGGGTTATTGCCCTGACTAATTTTTCTACTTGTTTCATATTTACACTCCATAAATATTGTTTCTTGAACCCCATTAATTCAGGATTCTCATTCAGGCTGTTAATTCAGCGACAATAAAAAGAGGGGCTAAAAAGCCCCTCTATGAATAGGTTAAGTATTAAAGATAAACAGTAATAGCCCATGAGGAATAATCCTCATACTCATAACCTTTTAGACCAAATACTTCCTCAAAAAACTCATAATCTGTGTCCTCATAATACTCAGAATATATGTTGTTCACGAAGTCATAAACAAAGCCACCATCAAAACAAATGGTTACCTGATTTTTCATCTGCTCACCTGTAGATAAACAGGAAGTCTTGAGGCAATAAGAATTTTTTGAAAAATCAATAGGTCTTAAAGCATAATTCTCATTGTTTTTATCCCACCATTTCTTAAATGATTCATCAATATGCTTTATGGTTTTCTCAACTTTTTTTCCTAAGACAACCTCACCATCAGCTAAAAATTTACTAAAGTATTTATTTCTCATTATTTGACCTCACTTGTTATTGTTGATTGAATTTTATTGAATTGCTCTAAAGCATTTTTGCTCTTGAGCATTGATTCATACTTAGACCAAGATGCATTAAATAATTTTTCTGCATCATCATCATTTTTGAATCCATAGTCAGTAGCAAATTCCATACAGGATGAATAAGTAACTGTATCTACATCTATATCAAATAGATTTTTTGCTATCTCATCAGGCGTATTTCCAAGATATACAGTATCTTTTCTATTCACTATGCATTCAAGCCCCAACGCATCAGATGACCAAGTTTCAAGCCCTTTATCAGATGGGGATAAAAATATATTGTTTTCCATATTTCACTCCTAAAATATAAATTGTTTCTGATTTCATGCTTTCGCAATCTTCAGGCTGGACAACACATCCAACTATCAGAAAAAAACAAATCAATGTTAGGGATTTTCTCACTACACGCTACCCAACTAGCCCCTGAGGAAAAGTAACTACACCATGAGAATTAGCACTATGAGTTTGCTAGGCTCATCTAAAACATCATTTTTCCAGCAAGTATTAGCTGTTCTTTTTTAACTGTGGTTTGTACTCAGAGGGGAATAAAAGTCTTGTTTAGACCAATACCAGCACTAACACAGCCCTGAATAAACGCCCAAAAGTATTGAAACTCGGATTTTGCGAGATGAGGATTTTCAGGTTACCTCGTATTCGTAGCGTTGAACCCCAATACCCCTGACTGCTCAAGGCAATCAAAATCGTAGCCATTCGTTGCGAGGGCTACTTTGGGAAACAACTGAATGTCTCTCTAGGTGGTGGTCGAAAAAGGGGGCTAAAAAACCGACAATTCCCAAACACAAGACGAATATTGGACTAATACCCCACAAGTGTCAAGAAATAAATGTTATTAATTTTCCCCCAATGTTCTATACCCATGCTTGTGTCGTGAACGAAGTGAACATAAAATGAATACTAGAAAGGCATTAAGAGATAGTACCTACTCACATATACCTAGAGAACAGTACTAAAATTAATTTTAAATATTATTAGGTTAATAGATAAATATGAGCAAAGACAAAGACAATAGTAAGGACAAAGTAAGAAACATATCAGGGCTAACACCTAAGCAAGAAAAATTTGTGCAAGGGATACTCTCAGGGCTATCAGGAAGTGATGCTTATAGAAACGCATACGATTGCTCTAAGATGAAAGACAACAGCATACACAGAGAATCAAGCGTTCTTATGAGCAACCCCAAGATCACCACAAGGTTAAAGGCTGGGTACAAGAGATTAGAGGATAGTTCTATAACTTCAGCTATCTCTCTCAGGCGTATGGTTACAGAGCAGTTAGTTAAAGAGGCTAAGGATACAGACAATAACGAATCATCACGCATCAGAGCATTAGAACTAATAGGCAAGATTTCAGAGGTAGCTTTATTTACTGATAGAGTAGAGACTAGCACCAATGATAAGACTAGTGCAGAGATCAAGCTGGAGTTAGAGGAAAAGATACAGCAGATGTTCGGCACACAGCATTAATGTATGATAGTCAGTACCCACTATCGTTAAAAGCCCCTATTAATAACCCCACCCACCCCCACCCCAGCTAATAAAAAAATCGTGTGGCGTGGGTATACACACTGTTTTACGCAAATAATTTCAAATTTTTCATAATCCATAGGGGGGGGTATGTTTTTTTTTCGACTAGCTTTTGTTTAGGTCTTAATATAGAATGTTCGTATAATGTTCTTAAGGTACCATATAGCATGGGGGTATATATTTTATGACAGAGAAACAATCTAAGCTGTTACTAGCAATAGAAAGCCATTGGGATCAATTCAGTTGTGGACCATCACTAGACTCACTAGCAGATGCTCTAGGGCTATCTTCAAAGAGCACAGTTCATGCAATGATTAAGAGATTAGAAGAAGGTGGCTGGGTAACCATGCAACCGAATAGATGGCGTACTGTAATGAGTACCAGAAACAACCCAATAAAAAAGTTTCAGAATACTATTGACGAACAAGTGAAGATGTGAAAGTATGCATATAATGGGTAGAGCTATCGCTAGAATAAAACTAGCTAGTATTAAACTAGTTTATTTTAAATCTAGTTATTTAATAACACCTAGTATTAAACTAGGAGAGTTTCGTGGCATCCTTAAAACTTATCTTTACACTCTTATTCAGAGAACTCCATACTCTGTTTATTTTTTGGGTGCCACAATTTGAACATTGACTTAAGCAAACTAGATCAGCTACCTAAAGAACAGCAAGATATTTTGCTTGATCTTGTTAGCCAATACGAACAAACAAAAAACCAAGAAGAAGCTGGAGAAGATTTTTTATCTTTTGTTAAGCAGATGTGGATTGCTTTTATTGAAGGCTATCATCATAAGATTATGTCTGATGCTTTCAACAGAGTTAAAGATGGCAAGTTAAAACGATTGATTATCAATATGCCACCCAGACATACCAAGTCTGAGTTTGCATCTTACCTATTACCTGCATGGTTCTTAGGTTGTTTCCCAGATAAAAAAATTATCCAAGTAGCCCATACTGCAGAGTTGGCTGTTGGATTTGGTAGGAAGGTAAGAAACCTTGTAGGTTCAGAAGATTATAAAAAAGTATTCCCTGATGTTGGATTGCAGTCAGACAGTAAGGCTGCTGGTCGTTGGAATACAAACAAAGGCGGAGACTACTTCGCTATAGGTATAGGTGGTGCAGTTACTGGTAAAGGTGCTGATCTACTCATTATAGACGATCCTCACTCAGAGCAAGAAGGACAAAGCAATGATCCCTCTGTCTTTGATAAAGTCTATGAATACTATACATCTGGTCCTCGTCAGCGTCTGCAGCCCGGTGGTGCGATCATTATCGTAATGACAAGATGGCACAAGCGTGATCTGACGGGGCAGATTCTTAAATCATCTACGCAAAGAGATGGCTCAGATGAATGGGAAGTTATAGAGTTTCCTGCTATCTTGCCCTCAGGTAAAAGCCTTTGGCAAGAGTTTTGGGATATAAAAGAATTAGAAAAGCTAAGAGCAGAACTGCCAGTAGCTAAATGGTCTGCTCAATACCAACAAGACCCTACATCAGAAGGGGCTGCTATTATCAAACGAGAGTGGTGGCAAGAATGGGATGCTGAGTATCCACCTGAGTGCGATTTTATTATACAGTCATGGGATACTGCATTTTTAAAAACACAGCGTTCTGACTTCTCTGCGTGTACCACATGGGGTGTTTTCTATAAACCAGACGATGATGGTATTACACAACCACAAGTTATATTATTGGATGCTCACAAAGAAAGACTAGAGTTTCCAGATTTAAAAAAGAAAGCTTTTGAAATGTACAATGAATGGCAACCCGATGCTTTTATCGTTGAAGGTAAAGCTGCTGGTATGCCATTGATATTTGAATTGAGACAAATGGGTATACCTGTGTCAGAATATACTCCAAGCAGAGGTAATGATAAGATAGCTAGGGTTAATGCTGTAGCTGATCTATTTGCATCTGGTATTGTTTGGGCACCTGATAGAAGATTCGCAGAAGAAGTAATAGAAGAATTTGCTGCGTTTCCTGCAGGTGAGCATGACGATTTAGTTGATTCAGCAACCCAAGCTTTAATTAGATTTAGACAAGGTGGATTCATACCCTTATCTTCAGACGAAGAAGAAGAATACTTTCCACCAAGAGAAGCAAATTATTATTAATGAAAATTTATATTACATCTTTTATCCATGATGGCAAAGAATATGAAGGACCAAATATTCATGCTGATTCATTTGATTCTGCTAGTATTATGGCAGAAGGACAAGGTTTAAAAGTATGTGGTGAACTTACAGAAATATTGCAAGACACTACAGACGAAGACCTAGATAATAAAAGATTACATTAGGAGATTAGATGGCAGAGAAACCATTACAGACCCCAGAAAAAATTGTTGAAGATTCTCCTTTAGAAGTTGTAGTAACTAATCCAGATGAGGTTGCACTATTAACTGAAGATGGTGGCATGATTATTGATTTTGAAGAAGGTGCTGAGTTCGGCACAGAAAGCTTTGATGATAATATTGCAGAGTTCATGGATGAATCAGACCTTGAATCATTAGCAAACGAACTTGTGGGTTATTACAATTCAGACAAAGAATCCAGAAAAGATTGGGAAGAAACCTACACAAAAGGTTTAGATCAATTAGGATTAAAGATTGAAGATAGAACTTTGCCTTGGCAGGGTGCTTGTGGTGTATTCCATCCATTGCTAACTGAATCAGTTGTAAGATTTCAAGCTGAAACTATCACAGAGTTATTTCCAGCTAAAGGACCTGTTGATACTAAAATTGTTTCAGATATAGATCAAGAAACTCAAGATCAATCTTCTAGAGTTAAAGATTATCTTAACTACTTGCTTACAGATAAGATGAGTGAGTACAGAACAGAAACTGAAAA